CTGCCCAGTGGCGGCGCCACGACCGCAGGTTCAGGCGCTCCGAGGAACACCCCGGCCTCGTCTGAGCGCCCTCCCGCGTGGCCCCCGCCTCAGCCGGCACACACAGCCCTGGGGCGGGGGCCACTTCGACCCACACGAAGGCGGAGGAACCCTGTGGACATCTGGGCCTGGCTCTGGCTCGCCTGGATCGCGGTGTTCGCCGTGATCGAGGCCATCGCACTCGGACGCAAAGCCCCCGGCGACACCCTGTCCGAGCACATCTGGCTGTGGTTCGGCATCGGCACCCCCGGCGACCGACCGAAGGTCACTGGCTGGGTCCAGCTACGCCGCTTCGCGCTACTTGCCGGCCTGGCCTGGCTGGTCCTGCACCTCCTGACCGGCGGCCTGTTCTAGGACGCCTCGCCACGACCATCAGCGCCGTAAACGCCTGGGCCGCCTCGTCTTCCAGGACTGTGGCGGCCGAGTTCGTCATGCCCCTGCCGTAGGAGGAAATCCTTGCTGGGCGATACAAGATTACCCGAGCACTTCTGGGAAAAGGTCGCCGTCGATCCTGAGACGGGATGCTGGGAGTGGTGCGGTTACCGAGACAGAGACGGTTACGGGAAGGGCCGTCTCTGCGGCGCCCGATCCAGGTATTGGTTGATACACCGGCTGGTTTACGTGACATTGGTGGACGAGATCCCGACAGGATTTCAAATCGATCACCTTTGCCGCAATCGCGCCTGCTGTAACCCAGACCACCTTGAAGCAGTGACGCTACGTGAGAACGTGAACCGCAGCGAAAACTACATCGCGCGCAACCGTGCGAAGACCGTCTGCCCGCTTGGGCACCCCTACGGGGGCGACAATCTGGTACTCAAGCGGGGGCGCGACGGCGTGGCACGGAGAGTGTGTCGCACCTGCCGCAACGCACAGAGCCGAGAGGCGATGCGCCGCAGGCGGGCGGGGGTGATCGCATGACCCCCGGCCCGGTGCCGAACCGTGAAGTCGACCTTGCGCGTCCGCGTGAGCGCAAGGGCAAGGACGTCGTCCCGGTTACCCGGGGCGAGGCACGCCCGGCGACCATCCCCGAGGCGGACCCGCTGTGGCACCCGATCGCCGCTCGGTTGTGGGAAGGGCTGCTGGAGTCCGGGCAGGCCGACTTCTACCAGCAATCCGACTGGGCGTTCGCCTACTCGCTGTGCGAAGACCTGTCGCACTACAAGAAGTCGACCAAACGCTCAGGGCAGATGCTCCAAACGATCTACTCCGCGATGGAACGGCTTCTGGTCACCGAGGGCGACCGGCGCCGCGTCCGTATCGAGCTCCACGAGCCGGAGGACGACAGCGAGCCGGCGGCAGTGCTGGCCATCGCTGACTACAAGCGGGACCTGGGCGTGGCGCAGTGAGGCCCTGGTGCCGGCGCTGTCGGGCGGGCACCTGCACGTTCTCCCGCGCCGATCACCTGCTCATCGAGTGGGTGCTGTCCCTGCGCCGCGACCGCGCTGACCGTTCACCTCCCCTGACTGGAGGACCGCCCGACCGGGGGAGGTGAGCCGTATCGACGCCGCCGGCATCGAAGCCCTGGAGCCGACCATCATCGGCCCGACCTGGGCGCGCAACCCGGACGGCTCCTGGGCGCTGCCGAGGCTGACGCTGGGCTGGCAGATCGCCGGCTGGTGCGCCGAATACCTCAAGGGCGACGACGGGCGCCCGTGGAAGTTCACCCGCGAACAACTGCGCTTCATCCTATGGTGGTACGCCGTCGATGAGACCGGTCGCTTCGCGTACCGCAAGGGCGTGCTCCAGCGCCTCAAGGGCTGGGGCAAAGATCCACTCGTCGCGGTGATGTGCCTGATCGAGCTGGTCGGCCCGTCGCGCTTCGACCACTTCGCCGCCAACGGCGAGCCGGTCGGCGTGGCGCACCCGCAGGCGTGGGTGCAGGTCGCCGCCGTGTCGCGGGACCAGACCCGCAACACCATGACCCTGTTCCCGGGCCTCATGTCCAAGCACTTCATCGCCACCTACGGCATCAAGCCCGGCGCGGAGCTGATCCGCGCCAACGGCGGCCGGCAGCGCCTGGAAGCGGTCACCAGCTCGTACCGCGCTCTGGAGGGCGGCCGGTCCACGTTCGTCGTGCTCAACGAGACGCACCACTGGATTCGGGGCAACAACGGGCACCAGATGTACGAGACGATCGACGGCAACGCGACCAAGAAGGACAGTCGCTACCTGGCGATCACCAACGCGTACCTGCCCGGAGAGGACTCCGTAGCGGAGCGGATGCGCGAGGCGTACGACAAGATCGCAGAGGGCAAGGCCGTTGACGTCGGATTCCTCTACGACAGCGTGGAGGCGCACCCGAAGACCCCGCTGACGCCCGAGGCGCTGCGGATCGTGCTGCCGAAAATCCGCGGTGACGCGGTGTGGCTCAAGGTCGAGACGATCATCCAGTCGGTCTTGGACATCACCCTGTCGCCGTCGCGGTCCCGCCGCATGTGGCTGAACCAGATCGTGGCCGACGAGGACGCCCTGTACGGCCCCGAAATCTGGGCGCCGTTGCTGGTGGAAGGCGCCACGCTGCGGCCCGGCGACGAGATCGTGATGGGCTTCGACGGCGGCAAGACCGACGACTCGACCGCCCTGGTCGCGATCCGCGTCCGGGACTGCGTCGCGTTCGTCCTCGGATTGTGGGAACGCCCGGACGGCCCGGCGGGCGACGGCTGGGAAGTCGACCGCGAAGCTGTGGACAGCGCTGTGCACGAGGCGTTCCGCCTGTTCGACGTGCAGGGCTTCTACGCCGACGTGGCCCTGTGGGAGTCGCATATCTCGGAATGGGCGGCGGCCTACAGCGAGGGCCTAGCGGTCAAGGCCGAAGGCCGCAACGCCATCGCCTGGGACATGCGCCAGTCGCTGCAACGCGTCACCCGCGCCCACGAGCGGCTGATGCGCTCGATCTTCGACGGCAAGCTGTTCCACGACGGCGACCTCAGCCTGAAACGCCATGTGCTCAACGCGCGGCGCCGCACCAACAACTACGGGGTCAGCTTCGGCAAGGAGAGCCGGGAAAGCCCCCGCAAGGTCGATCTCTACGCCGCGCTGATGCTCGCCCACGAGGCGTTGTACGACCTGCGTACGCGCGCCAAGAAGACCCGCAAGCGGACCGGTCGTGGCTACTTCCTCTGATGGGGGTGTGTAATTTGAGTCAACCGATTGAGGGGGTGCCGCGCGCTCTGGCGCGGCAGCTCCTGGGCGTCCTCGACACCGACATGCCCCGGCTGGAGCGCATCGACAACTACGTGCAGGGTCAGCACGACGACCCGTACATGCCAGCCTTCGCGGACGACGAGTACCGACTGCTGGCCAAGCGTTCGATCTCGAACTGGATGCCCTTGCTGATCGGTACGCCGGCGCAGGCCCTGTACGTCGATAGCTTCCGGCGCGGCCGGACCGTGCCGCAGGCCCCGGCCGCGCCATTGCCCGAGTGGGCCCACTGGCAACGCTCGCGGCTGGATGCGCGGCAGGCCGCGGTGCATCGTGGGGCGCTGACCTTCGGGCACAGCTTCGCGCTGACGGAGAAGACCCGGGCCGGCAAGGTGCAGACCAAGGGTCTGTCGGCTATGCGGACGGCGGCCCTGTACGAGGACCCGGCCAACGACGACACCCCGTACGCCGCGCTGACGGTCACGCGTCGGCCCGCCGGGGACGCGCCAGGTGTCGCCCGGATGTGGGACGCAGCCAGCGAGTACCGGGTGACGTTCAAGGCGTACGCGGACGCCGACAGCATCCGTGTGAGCGTGGTCGGCAAGCACGGGGCCAGCGAATGCCCGGTGACCCGGTTCGCGGCGGCTGTGGACCTTGAGGGCCGCACGGTCGGCGTGGTGGAGCCGATGATCGCGTTGCAGAACCGGATCAACCAGACGGTGTTCGACCTGTTGGTGGCGCAGACGTACGCGTCGTTCAAGGTCCGGACCGCGACGGGGATGGCGCCGCCGATCCAGCGCGACGCCGAAGGTGAGCCAGTTCTGGACGACAACGGCCAGCCGATCCCGCTGGCCGTCAACGTCAACGCCAAG